GCATAAATGTTTTATTCAGAAAGAAATTATTACTGACAGTATGATAGACACCACGATGTCCTACTGGAAAATATTTCTCGTCCGCTAGAAACACATTGACTCCGACCTGATTGAGAGAAACGAGCATGTTGTTGAACTCGTTTGCAACAGGATAAAAATCATCAGTATTAGGGTACTCACTAGAGACATCCAAAAGACTATAGACTTCTTTGACTTCATCAGTACACTCTCGAAGTAACATACACCCCATCGAATGATTGGTATAGTAATCATTCTCGGTAATAGGATCGGCCTTGGTGGGGAGTGTTGTTACTTGTGCAGCTCCAAGTAGAATCCCTGCAATAATATAATTCCACATAAAAAAGGGGTCATAAGACCCCCTCAGTATATCACTTTTAGATTTGGCTGTCAATATGTTAGTTAAAAAAGTCTAAGAAGACTCATTTTTCCATTCACGCATTCCCTTGACCTCTACTCCACGATTGATCATTGACATCATGGATTCTTGTGCGGAAATCATATCGAAGTAGGTAGCAACTCTATTGTTACCCCATAGAACATAATCAACGCACCAAAATCCATGAATCAATGGATCAAGTACCCTAAGGGTGCGGTTCATGAGTCCTGAAATAGTTTTCAATTGCTTCAATGCGTTCTTCATTGTGTGCAATGATATCAAGTTGCTCTTGAATTGCAGCAAGTACATCAGGATGTTCACCGATACCCACAGGATTGTGGAGGTAAACTTCTACGTTTGCTTTTGCCTTTTTGATACTACCCTCAGCGTCGGCGCGAAGGGCATCAAGAATATTATTTCTAAGATCGCAAGACATTGATCAATCCTCGGCAAGTTTCTGGAAGTATGAAAGTGCATCATCTGCATCTTCATCTGTTTCTTCAGTTGAAGCAACTGATGCACGACCTTCACTAAGATCTTCAAGAGTTTCTTCTTCTGCTACTTCGGGATCGGGAGCACGAAGTTGTTGTTTGCGTCCAAGGACAGCATCTAGACGTTTCTTCAGAGCATCATAAGTTTTGAACTTATCATCAGAAGTAAATTCATTGAGATCAACAACTTGATTGTAGATAACTTCTAGTTCAGTATCATCCTCAAGGAGAGGTTCTACACGACCAAACTCGGAAGAATCATAGTTCCAATAACCAGCAACCTGTTTGATCTTCAACTTAAAGTTAGCACCCTTCCAGAAATCAAATGGATTGATGGGCTCTTCATCTTCAAACTCGGGTTGCATTGATGCAGTGATCTTATCAAAGATCTTCTTACCGAATTTATAGAGGAAGACTTTACCTTCGTTGTCGGGATTTGATGCATCCTTTACAACATAGATGTTGGCATAGTAGGACAGTTTACGCTTCTGTTTACGTGCAATTTCTTTGTCTGATTCATTGCCACTATTCCAGAGACTACGATTCAGTTCTCCAACAGGATCATCCTTACCAACGGTAGTCAAGGAGTTTTCAATATACCAACCACCAGGACCTTGGAAGGCATGAGACCAGACCTGATTCCAGGGAAGTTCGCAATTAGTGTGTGCAGGCAAGAATCGGATCACGGCATAACCGTTACCAGCTTTATCTACAGATGGTTTCCAAAGACGATCATCACCGCCACTACCCTTTTCGTTGAGTTTCTCCACCTTCTTCATCAGTTTCTCGGTGAGAGATCCAGCGCGGGATTGTTTCTTCAGATCAGCGAAAGACATGTGTGTTCTCCGTATTTTTTGTATTGTGTGTATTGTACGTATTGAGTATACGTGTATTTTGGTTAGTTGTCAAGACTATTTTCGAGATCCATCAAGGTGTTCTCAAGATCAGCGAAAAACTCTTCAATATCTTGGTCATCTTTCATACCAAGTATCTTAGCAGAATCAAGGATTGCATTTTTCATTTCAAGAGCCTGAGGATCTTCAGACAATTTCAGCCTAAACATAAAGTTTTTCTGTTTCTCCAAAATGGTTCTCATGACTCTGAGTTGTTCCATTTTTTCATCATCAGTTGAAGGTTGATCGAATGGGTTTCGCATCATACCTCTCAATAGTTCCTCCTGAAGTTTATTAATCTCTTCAATAGAGGATTTAACAACGGGTGAATCGAAAAAATCACTCACAAACTGTCTCCCTTAAAATCCGCTTGTAGTCTTTGACATCAATATTTAGAAAGGGTTTATACTTTCTAATTTTGAAACTTACGGTTTCCCACACAGGATCAAAGAGTTTTTCATCATACTCATGCGAAAACTGCAATATCGAATCTAATATTACCATAGTTTCAATAGAAATGGCACCTTGGATATGTTTTTTAAGTAGATCTGGATGAGAAGATCCTTTAATTTTAAAAATATTATTGAAGTTATGACTCAAAAATACTTCAGATTCTGCACGAAAAGTATTAATAAGGGTCTTCTGTTTATCAAACCAAGACTTGTAAATAACTTCGCCTGTCTTAATTATCTCTCCGATCCACAATTTAGATGGGTCGGAGGATTGACTAAAATTTGCTAGGAAAAAGTTTCTGACTTCGGGGTCAGATCTTTTCCTAGCCATTCTCTCAAAAAAATACTTATCTTTTCTTTTATTGAAACCAGCTTGAGATGCAGATACCTTTCCGTGATATTTGAAAAAATCGTAAGTCTCTTTACTAAAGTGGTTTTTAAAAGCCAAATAAGTCTGATAGACCTCGATTGATTCCATTAGATAGGTAAACGAGATCTAGTTGTTTTCTTTAGATAGTTGAGATCCAAGGCCTCAGCTTTTAGTTTTTCTTTGAGTGGTTTTGAAATCAGTTTATTTACTGACTCTAGTTCGATATTGTTTTCTTCGCAATATGTAATGATTGCTTCGATATAGTTTAGTTCAGAAGACTGAACTAATGTTTCAATATCACTAGTGAATTTGTTTTGACACAAAAACTTTTCTTTTAATAGCTCGTTAACTTCTTTCTCCATACTCCCCGAGTTTGTATGTGACGAATTCTTTGATATATTTGGTAAGAAGTTTAATATACTCACCTTTGTTTCGCTTTTCATAAACAACGCATTCTCCATTTTCAGTCGCCATAATGGTGACAATCTTCTTAACTGGTGTGCCTGTCATCTCATAGTACATGCAGGCGTAAGCGGTTTCTTGAACAAAATACTGTTCAATCCACGCTTCTGGTTTTGGTTTCTTAGATGTCTTAAAGTCTATGATAGCCAATTCGCCATCATATTCAGCAATACAGTCAACTCTACCAGCAATACCCAAATAATTACTGTAGAGTGCTTTTTCTAAAGCATGTATGTTATTTATACTGTCGATCTTATCCTTTACCTGGATGAATAGTGCCTTTGTTGTAGGCAACATATCAATATCAGATAGAGGCACATTATTCAAATACTGTTCACAAACTTCGTGGAAGTTTGTTCCTCTTCGAGTTGCAACCCTAGTCACTTTATTGGCTTCTTCTTCACCAACCCTTTTTCTCCACTTCTGGAAAACTTTTCTATTGTAGAAACTGGTTACTGATGTGATCGACGGATAAGGACCTTCTGCTTGTGGTGGATAATAATATCTAACACCGTCAATACTGACGGCTTCAATATCACTATCTCCAAGAGTATTTAAATGGACAAACATTATAAAGCAAGTGCTAATTTAGTAACAAGATAGTTTCTAACTAATCCAGAACGAACTATGTCGTCAAGATTAAATTCAACTACTCCGAAATCTTCTTCCATGATTTCAACAATTCGTTTAAAATCTAGAATGCCATTTCGTTCATATGACTTAGTAAGATCAGTCTGAGTGGAGTCACCGCAAAAAATAATTTTACAGTTATCTCCAACTCTTGTAATTATACTATCTAATTCATGAAAATTCAAGTTTTGCATTTCATCTACAAGAACAATGCAATTATCCATAGTTGTACCACGAATGAAAGAGGTACTCCAAAAAGAGATGGTCTCTTGAGTTTTCAAGTTACCATAGAGCATTTCAAAGTCTGCGTCTGTGGGTAATTCAAACATGTATCTAACCATATTTTTATATGGAATTTGATACAAAGCAGCCTTATCATCATGATCTCCTGGAAGAAAACCAATCTCCCTAGTAGAAACTAGAGATCTAACGATGTATAGTTTTTCATATGGAGTATTCTCATTTAATACATCTTTCAATGCTTTATAGAGACTGATAAACGTCTTACCAGTGCCAGCGGCACCATAAGCGAATATATTTTTGTTATCATCGTAATGATCAAAAAGAACCTTCTGATTAGTCGTCAGAGGTTCAATATCAACCATCATATCGGAATTAATTGGTTTACGACGACGCTTTTGTTTAGCCGTCATTCCTACTCCGATAGGATCATCTTGATTTCTCTTCCTTCGTGCCATAGTTCTATCGAGATAGTTTGTTGTACTTGCCCCTGATACCCGCAGATTGTTCTGATTTTTTCAGAATGTGATTCCAACCTGGGTGTTTATTAGTGAGTTTATCTTGCCACTCACCAACTTCACCTACACCAGGACAAGTACTTGGATCAGAAAAATCCCGAGTCCAATCAGGATTATCACCTTTCCAACCGTCCCAGTCGTGAACACTCATCACCACTTCTTTCTGTTCACCAGTTTTGGTATTAATTACTGGGTACGTTGCCATCTTCCGATACCTTCTTCTTGTTAAATCCAAATGGTCCTTCTTTATCGTCCAATGCAAATTTCATTGCAATGCCACCAACTGCTTCCATAACTTTCAGAATGTCTTCTGACTTAGCATTTTCACCTAGTTCTTTGGCAACATACCAATACTTAGGCCAAAATGTTTCACCTGCTTTTTGATAGTCTTCTAGTGTTAAAATTTTCATAGCCATTCAAGTGCTTTAGATACTGTAGGGAATTGTTTAATAAAGATTTGTTTGCAGGACTCTGCAAGATCCATATGTTCTTTTTGTGTTCCATTTGAACAACGCAATTCAATATAATGGATCCACGACCTACATGAGCCTGTCATGTAGATTTTTGTTGGAGTTGACAAAGGCATAATCATTCTAGCACACTCCTTAGCAACTTCTTCAGACAAAAGTTCTTCATAGAGTAATTGTGCTTCTCTAAAATGTTCTTGAATTTTGAACAGAAGTTTAGATGAAATCAAAGGATCTAAGTCATCGATAGAATTCTGTCGATTCTTTGTATCTTGACGGCGCAATTCAGGTAAAGGAATTTGTTGAGAAAGGAGTTGTGTACTTGCATATCTTTGTGAAAATTCTTGATATGTGAAACTACGGTGCCTCAGCACTTGAGCTGCTATAGCTCTTGTAGTTTCCAACTCAAGAGTCATTGAACTTTGTTCAAATACGCTCCAGTGATTATGTTTAATGCAATACTTAAGTAGTCCTGCATAATTGTCATTTTCCTGGTTGTTGGGATTGGAGACACGGGCGATATACGCCATTGTCTTTTCAGCATCAGGAGTAATACTTATCAGTTGTGCGCTGTTCATATAATTATACCATATTAAAGAAAATAGTTGAAATTAATAACACATCTTTGAAGAGTATCTGTGCTTGTAGTTCCTGTGTGTTTCTCGTTTGAATCAAAAACAAGAAGACGATTACCTACACTATCAACCTCTATGCCATTTTCAAAAACGGTTTTTCCGTTATTTGTATTTACATAATATATTGATGTGATGCAATTGTCAACATCATGATGAAAATCATGCTGAATTATTTCAGGTTGTTGAACATGCATGTTAGCTTTTACCCTAACAATAGAAACTGGATTGATTTGATTAATAATAGGTTCTATCAGCGAATAGAATCTACTCACTGGTCGATGATTGAAATAAAAAACATGAGTAAACTGATAGAACCCATCATCAGGCATGTTTACCCCTGAAGAAAAATTCCATTCCATCTCCCTTCCGAGCATTACTTCATTGACAGTCTTATATACCTCTTCAGGTAGAAAGTCGTCAATGATTTCATAATTCATCTTGTGAGTCTGGTAATTTCAAAAAGATTTGATTTAATATACTTTTTTTGTTTTTTGTAAGTCTTCATAAGTTTATTAAACTCATCCATATCAACGCTTACATTTACTTTTGATTTTTCTTCAGTCATTTTTTCTTTTTATTCCTAGAACCATAGAGTCTTGGATCAATTCTGCCTTCAGTTTGGGTCATATTCTTAAATTGATCATGATGGAGATCCCAATAATGATCAAAAATATCAACCTGTTTTGGAGCAGTAGCAATATCGTACTGTGTGACTCCATCAACTACATATTCTATCAAATATGCAGTGTAAGGCAGGCTTTTATCACCTGCCAGTTCACGGTCACATTTTTCGTGAAGAATAGAAACTTTACTCAACTACGTCCTCCCCATTGAATGTCTGGATATGCCTCAGAAACTAATTCTCTAGTGATATTATACTTAGTACCAAGTTGCTTATCTTTCACAAGAATGAGAAGATCAGCTTCAGATGGATGTAGAGTCTCAAGAAGTCCAATAAACATGGTTTCTCTTTTGACCTTATTCAACCCATTGTTACCACCTTTAACAAAGTTATAAAACGTATCTGCTTTGTTGCGGATAGTACTTCGGTTAGCTACACCAGCACCCAGATTAGTTATCTGAGTGCTATCTACTGGTTGGTAAGGAACAGCACCAGTTGGAAGCATTGAAACTACAGTTTCGTCAAAGTTCCAAATGAACACACTTTTAATAGCATTGTCTCCGTGCTGTTTGAGCAATGAGATTTTCTTTGCTTTAGTTCTTTCGGAATCTACTGCTTCCAATAGTTCATGTACCATTGGATTTGGTGGGATTTCTTTCTTTTTGACTGCCACCGTCTTGGGTTTACTTGAAGTGGATTTGACAGTTGTTTTTCTAATCCTCGTCGTGGGCTTCTTCGTCGTCATAGTCATTCTCAAATCGTACAGCTAAAATTTCATCTGGTAGAACATTACCATATTCATCATACATTTCTGGATGGAGGGCAGGTACTGTCGAGTTAAAGAGGTTATTCTGTTGTGCTAGCCAACCAATTATACCACCAACAAGCAGTAATGTCACATTAAGTAAGCAAAAAATTGCAATTATTGCAGCATCCATGGGTCTTTCCTCCGAGATTACTTATTTTTTATTCCCAGTGAGACTTTGAAAATGAACTTGTATTCTCGGTTAAATAGAGAAACTATTTTTCCAAAGTTCACCTCCCAGGCTTTGTGTTCTTCTTTAGGCTTCGGGTCTCCCTTCAGTATTAATTCAACGCCTTTATTTATGTGGAGATTATGACGTTCCACTTAAAAAATGCGATGTTCTTTAAGGTACTGGACTGTTTCATTTCCATTGCCAATATATGTGCCATCATGTTCTACTTGAGGCAACAATGTTTTATTTGGAAATTTTTCCTCAAACTCATCTTCGGTAAAGTCATCACCCAAAATGAGGTAATCATATTCTTTACCAAGGAGTTCCATAACCATTATTAGTTTTTGGCAGGATCCACATCCCTCTTTTCCGTAGATTCTAAACATGTTTGTGATAATAATTCTACTTCGGACCAGTTCTCACGAAAAACACATAATGCAGTAAGGGTCATTTCGTTTATACAGACGGTAAAATACCTATCAAGTACAACAAGAACACGTCCAGTTATGTATCTAGTTCCGCATGGAACCCTGACTATACAGTCAGGCACTAGTTCTAACTTGTTCTCTATATTCGAGAAAGCTTTGTTCGCATCCGGCTGACAACTGGTTACCTTGCGATACCCAGTCATGGCAGAATTCGTAAAGGAGACGGACATTTGACAGTGTGTTATATTTTTTCAGTGATAAAAACACTTCTTGTCGAAGCTTCATGCGTTCTTCAGAGTAACGCCAGTCATCATTCATTATCGTTAGTGTCCCCTAAGGAGTAACGGTCCATACTATCAATCAGATGATCGATATGCACTAAACTATCTATCTCTGATATTAAGCTGGCAATTGATTTGCCAACAAACGGTCTTTCAGATCTAGCTGCATATGCAAGTGCATTTCGCAAACTAGATTCTGCGTCCTTTAGTGATTCTACTACTGATTTACTTAGAGCCATTTACCGATTCCCAATCTTTTTGAAAAATATCAAGTCCACTATCAGTTAAGACGTGGTTATACATGTTGTCAAATACTTTTGGAGGCATAGTAGCCACCTCACTTCCAGCAGCAAAGCATCTGGAAACATGATGAACATCTCGTAGAGATGCAGAAAGAATATTAGTTCTAACCAGGTGTTCTCGGAAAGTACCACTGATAGACTGAACTAATGCAACTCCAGAAAAAGAGTTATCATTACAACGTCCAACAAATGGAGACACATATGTTGCATCTGCCTTTGCAGCAAGAATAGCTTGTGCAACAGAGAAAATTAGAGTTACGTTTGTAGTAAACCCTTCCGATCGAAGGGCTTTACATGCTTTAAGTCCTTCTACAGTACATGGAACCTTAATAGTAACATTAGACAGTTCCTTAAACACTTGAGCTTGATCGATCATCTCAGGAGCCTTCTCTGCAACCACCTCCGCAGAGATAGATTCAAAGTGAGGAAACTCACCTGCAATACGTTTAATGACCTCTACAGGATCTCCTCCGCTCTTTAGAATGAGTGATGGGTTAGTAGTGACCCCATCAATTAGTCCCGTTTCATCTCTTTTTTTGATTTCGTGATAATCAGCGGTATCTAGAAAAATTTTCATAATTCAACATTCATTTTTTTGAAATTGCTTGCGGCATTTTTTTAATTCCTTGATCTCTTCCTTGATAATTTTGTAGGCATCTTCGGCAGATAGTTTTCTTCCCATCTCTAGAGCGATTGTTAATTCAACTCTAGTTCCGAAGTGTTTAAGTGCCTCCTCGAAACAATTTAGATCTTCATACACTATTCTTCACCTCCCTATCTAAACAAAATCTTTCAGTCCCCGTAGCCATTTTGATTTGTTCGATTTGTAACCACTGGGATTCCATCTCATCAGCTAGGTGCATGATACGTTTTTCTTGAACATCATTTTGTTCAATTAGATAAGCAATGGTACTAGAAAGAGTTTGTCTATTCCCATTAGTGTCTTTAAGCCAGATAGAATAAGAACTACGAAATTTTCTAACCAGATGGAATCTGAGTAGAACATAAAAAAAGAAGTTACTTAATAAGATTGCAACAGTAGTAGTCATAAGTCTACAAAGATTCCCATACTATACGTCATTATTACTTGTTTGTAAAGCGGGTACGAAAGAATATTCGTTCTTCCACTTGAATTTAGTATTGTTTAAAATAGCAGGTT